GGTGAGGGCGACGGGTGCCCATCGGCGGGCGGCGCGTCAGTGGTGCTCGGGGTGGGCGGGTGCTCGGTGAGCGGCGCGCCGGTGGTGCGGTCTGTGGCCGGGTGGTCCTCGAGGACCGGCGCGGCCGGTGTGCTGTGGCGGATGGCCTCCCGCACGGAGCGGGCGATGGCCTCCGGGTCGTTGCCGACGTCTCGGAGGTCGACGACGATCTGCCGGCCTCCCAGCGGGTTTCCGGCCCGCTGGTAGAGCAGGGCGGTGGCGACCTCGCGGCGTAGCTCCGGATCGTCCGGTACGGACGGGGCGGCGGCGTCGCGGGCGAGGGAGTGGCGGATGCGGCGGGTCATCTCGTCGTCGTGGGCCAGGCCGTCGGCGACGTCCCGGGCGCGCACGGACACGCTGGTGCCCGCGTAGGCCGGGAAGACGACCGGGCCGAGCTCGCGGCACTTCAGCTCGATCAGCTCGCGCTGCAGGGGCCCGCGGTCGCCCGGCATCCATAGCAGGTCGTAGACCTCTTCCGGCTTGACCAGCTTGCCGTTGACGTCGCGCCACTCCTCGCGCACGACCTCGAACCGGAAGCTCATGCCGTTCACCGACTTCTCGGCGATGGCGTCGCGGACCGGCTGCATCAGCCAGTTGTCGGTGATGCGGCCCTCGACGTAAAGCCCCTGGTCGTCCTCGCGCAGGTCGCTGATCGCGCCGATCGGGATCGAGCCGATGAGCGGGTGCCGGCCGTGGTCGAACTGCATGACCGGGGTCTGCTCGCGGATCGTCTTCTTGAAGGCACCCTTACGGATGGTCTCGGTGAACGTGCCTTCCCACGAGTTGATCTCGGTGGGGGTACCGAAGAGGGCCGCGTACCCGGACAGGGTCCGCCCGTCGCCCTCTCCGTCACCGTCGGCGCGGACCAGCTGGAACGGCGCCGACCTCTCCAGGTCGCGCGTCACGGCGGACAGGGTGGGCATCAGGTTCCCCCTTCGGTCGGTGCGGGAAGCTCTGGAGTGTCGGTGGAACCGGGCTTCTGCAGCTGTACGGAGAACAGGCCGGTGTGCACGAGCAGGGACCAGTCGGAGGCGCGTACAGCGCGCTGGACGGACTCCGGGGTGTATCCGGCGTCGACGAGGGCGCGGATGGTGCGGGATTCGATGCCCTGGATCTCGGCGGCGTCCCGGGCGTCTTCGCGCAGGAACGGGACGTGCCGCGCGTCGTACCAGAGCCGCACCGCGCCGGATCCGCTGCCGGGCGGTGTGACCAGAGGCGCGAAGGATCCGGCGGCGTTCTGCCACAGCGGGTGGATCGTGCCATCCGCGAACCGGCGGCGGGCCTGCCCGTAGTTGGAGTACGTGGCGGCCTTCAGTCCTTCGGACAGTCCCACGATGATCGGCGGCACTCCAGCCGCCGAGGCAATGCGGGTCTCGCCAGCGCCCTGCACGGCGCTGAAGTCCATCTGCTGGAAGTCGGAGCCGACCACCGTTACATCGGCGCCGCCGCCCAGGTACAGCGTCTTGTAGGCGTTCTCCACGCCGCGGTGGCCTGCCTCCATCTTGGCCTTGAATTTCGCGAACGCATCGGGGGTGACCTCGCGGGCCAGCCTCACGACCAGGTTCGGGGTGGCCGCGTTCTCGAAGTACTTCCGCTTGTGCGCGGCCATCAGGTTGTCGTTCTGCGTCTCGCGGATCACCGGGGTCAGCCACGACATACCGCGGAACGTCGCCAGCGGGTCGGGCACCGGTGCGAAGTGCGCGACCTCCTCCGGCCACAGGAACACCGGATCGGCGCCAGGCTCTTGGTACAGGTAGCCGTACCGGCGCCAGCCCAGGTCACCGCCGTGCGGGTGCCTGCGGCGTTCGAGGACGATCTGCACCCAGTCCGGCCGCAGCCGCACCGCGTCGCCCTCGTGGCCGGTCCAGTAGCTGTTCCCAGCCAGGTCGGCGTCCTGGATCACGCGGCTCAGCAGATCCTGCGTGGTCCCTCCCGCCCACGGGGTCTCCAGCATCCGCAGTTCGGTGGTGCCGAACATCTCCGACGGCGCCCCGTTGTTCAGCCGCTGCCACGTGAATCGCGGGGCGGAGAACACAGACATGCGGGCCACCATGCAGGCCCAGATCACCGGGTTCGTCGCGAACAGCGTCGCGTACCCGGGAAGGTCCGTTGGCGCCTTCTCGGCGGCCTGGCCGGGCTGCGACTGCGTGACGCCCAGCGCGGAGAAGCCGCCGTAGCCCAGTGACTGCTGCAGGGCGGCCGCGTAGTCGTCGATCGTCGCGATATCCCGGGTGCCAGCCCGGGACCGGCGGGAGCGCTGCCACAGGCTCGTCACGGGCCGCCCCCGTCCGTATCAGCCAGGAACAGGCAGTACGCCACCAGCAGCATCCCGCCGACCATCAGGCCGGCCGCGAGGTCGATACCGACCCACACGCCTGCGGTGACCATTCCCCCGCCCGTCAGCACACCGGCCCGGGACCAGCCGGCGCGCGTCAGCCGAACTCGGCCCACGGTTCCACCTCCTCCTCTGGCTCTTCGATCTCGACGAAGACACCCCAGCGGGCCAGCGTCACGCCCACCAGCGGCGTGATGTCCACGCCAGGGGAGCGGCGGGCCCACGCCCACGACTCGCCCAGCTCTCGCTTCCGCGCGCCCGCCAGAGCCGTCGCGAGCGGGGCATTGTCGAGATGCGAGATGCGGCCTGCGGCCACCGCGTCGTAGAACTGGCCGGTCGCCTGGACGATGTCCCGGGTCTTCGTCTGCACGATCGGAGCCAGCAACCGCGGCTCTTCGTCGTCGTCGACCTCTTCCTCCGGATCGACCTTCAGCTCATCCGTCACTTCCTTGATGAGCGAGCCGGCGGGGCTGCCCGGGTCGATGACCCAGCAGCGCGGCGCCCACTTCTCCGTCAGCTCCCGCGCCCGCTTGGCCACCCAGTCCGTGCCCGGCCGGTTGTCGACGACTTCGACGTGTACGGCCGTGCTGTCACCGCGGCGGCCGGCCACACAGATCGACGCGTGCGACCGCTCCGGGGTGACGTCGATGGCGAACGCCACCGGGTCCTCCGCCGCGCTCTCGCCGTCGGCCAGGGCCTCCCAGGCCTCCTTGCCGATGACCTGCCAGGCGTCCGCTTCATCAGACGGGTACTCGCCCACGCCGAGCCTCTCTCGCGCGTATCCCTCTTTGCTCAGCGTGGCCCGCTCGTTGGCGACCTTTGGAAGCGTCAGGCGGTAGCCGAGGGCCGGATTGGATTTCCGGACCGCCTCGTCCGAGGCGGGGTCGTCGTGCTTGTCGCAGTCCTTCGGGCACTCCTTGACGTGGAGATCGGCGGACCACTCGAAGTACGACAGCGACGGATCGGGACGGCCGGCCTCAATGGCAGCCAGCGCCCGTCGGCGCAGCCGCGCCAGCTGTACGGACGGGGCGCCGAGCCCAGCGCTGCCCAGGTACCAGATCTGCGGGTCCTCGACGGCCGCCATCGTCGGCAGTAGCGCGTCCATCTCGTTGTCGCCGAGGATCATGTCCTCGTCCATGATGTTGCAGTTGCCGGTGAAGCCGCGGCCGGACCCCTTGGAGCGGGCGACGAACCGCAGCCACTGCCCGCTGTGCAGCTCGATGCCTTCCTCACCCGTGGTCTGCCAGTACCGCTTCACGCGTTTATGCAGGTCAGGCGTGCGGCGAATCAAGCGCTCGATCCGTTTGAAGGCGGCCTTGGCCGTCTTGAATTCGTGCGCACTGTGGAGGATCAGTTCCTCGCCGCCGATGAACAGGCCCCATAGCTCGCGGGCCTCGATGATCCCGCCCTTGCCGTTCTGGCGCGGCACGTTGACCACGCATTCGAACGACGCCCACGACCCGTCTGCCTTCTCGCCCATGCCGACGCGCAGAACATGCTGCTGCCACGGGTCCAGGTGGAGCCCGGCCCGGGCCGCCAGGTCGACCGCCTCCTGGCCCGCCGTCGTCACGGATGGTGGGGCGATCTCGATCGGCGGCCGCTGCCAGCCGTACACCGGGTCGTCAGCCACCGGCCTGCTGTCGTGCTGCCGCTCGGCGCTTCGCTCGTTGCTCAGCAATGTCATCGACCGCGTCCCCCTTCGACTCGACGGGGGCGAGCTTGCGGAGGTCGGCCATGATCGGGCGCAGCTTGTCGGCGAGGACGGCCTTCGCGGTCGGGGCGTCCGTCTCATCCATCGCCTCCGCGAGGGCCAGGGCGACGGCTGCCATGCCGGGCGACGTCTCGCCCGCGTGAAGATCGTCAAGCTCGGCGGCGATGTCGTCAGCGACCGGCATGATCACCCCCGGTTGTCACGCACTGTCACGGTCTGCTAAATCGCTGGCCCTGGCGTCGGCGGAATAGCGGGCGTCCACTAAATCGCTGGCGTTCGCTCCAGCGGATTAGGGCTTTCAAAATCGCCGCGCAAAAAACCGGGCGACAAGGGCGTTTGGGTCGCCCGGTCCTCCGAATTTCACGATGAGGCCGGGCCCCCCTCCCGCCCGACTCGATCGGCTGCCAACCACCGTGCTGCCTGCCCGGACG